AACAGGCACAACCTCCGGACAGACCGCAGGTTACACCATCCCCACAACTTTAGTAAACAGGATCTGGGACCTCATCGAAGAGAAGCACGCAATCCTCGGTGACATAACCATTTACAGAACCGGCACAATCCTCGACGTTGTAAAGAGAACCGCAATCGCAGCAGGCGACGCAGCAACAGCAAGTGAGGGCGCAGCACCCAGCAACGACGAAAACAACACCTTCGCAAAGGTTACCCTTGCAGGTAAAGACTTTGCTAAGACCGTTAAGATCAGCTATGCACTCGGCATCATGAGCATGGACGGCTTCGAGAGCTTCATCGTTAAGGAGATCGGCGACAGAATAGGCGCAGCACTTGCAGCTGATGTTATAAGCCAGATCGGAACCGACTATTACAGCACCGGAAACGACCTCGATGTTGCTACTTCCGGCAAGGTAGTATGGACCGACATCGCTGGCGCTCTTGCAGTTCTTAAGAACGCAGGCAACATCAACGTTTACGCTTCACAGGCTACAATCTACAAGTACATCGTGGGCATGGTAGACACCACAGGCCGTCCCCTTTTCCAGCACGATGCAAACGAGAAGATCCGCGGTTACCTTGCAGGCTTCCCTGTAAAGGCAGAAGACGCAATCGCTGACGACCTTATCTGGATCGGCGATCCCGACCAGGTAGTGGGTAACATGGTACAGGATATCATGGTCGAGAGCGACAGAAACATCGAAACACATACAATCGTTTACGCAGGTTATGCGAGATTCCAGTGCGCACTCGTAGCACCCAAGGCATTCGCAAAGCTTGATGTAACCCCATAAGCAAGCGCCTGTCGGGGCTGACGATCGGCGCGCTTACTCTGACACCCGCATTTGATCCGGACGTGACCGAATACACGGTTACAACACCGAACGCATCAAACAAGGTGACAGCAACAGCCGAAAGCGCTGACGCCACAGTGGAGATCACCGCAAACGACACCGAGATCGAGAGCGGTGACACCGTAACCTGGGACGAAGGCGAGAACGAGGTGGTCGTTGAGGTAACCGGAGACGACGGGACCACAACTTACACCGTAACCGTTACGGCGGGAGATTAAAAAAACACATCCGGGAGGCTTTAGGGCTTCCCGGATATAAAGGAGAAGGACATGGCATTACTTGACACAATCAAAAAGGCCGACAGGATAACGACCACAGCACTCGACACCGAGATCACAAGGCTCATCGCCTGGGCGAGGGCAGAGATGGTCCGTGTGGGCGTTCCCGCAGATAAAGCAGCATCGACCACAGACGACTTGATCCAGCAGTGCATCGTCGAGGGAGTCCTGTCAAAAATAGCCACAGACGAGAAGATCAGAGACGCCGCGTCCGACGCCTTCATGTATCAGCTGGACGTTTTGAGAAAATACACCTGGCCGGAAGAGCCGGAACCCGATCCAGAACCCGAACCGGATCCTGAACCGGAACCTGAGCCCGAGCCCGATCCGGAGAACGGAGGCGGCGATGATACATAACGCGCAGGCGACACTCGTCACGCTCACCGCATCCGGCGCCACGGTAACAAAGCACGAGACAACAGTCTTCTGCGGAAAGCGGTCCGTGACGTACAAGGAATTTTATGCAGCCGTCCAGGTCGGGATCAATCCGAGCTATATATTCGAGTTTGACATCAGCGAGTATGAATCCGCATTCGTACGAACGACAAACAGCGACAACACGGTGACGATCGACAGACCGACAGAGCTCATATTTGAAGGCGAACACATGAACATCGTGCGGACATTTGAGAAGACAGACCACACAATCGAAGTGACGGTGAGCTTATGACAGTAGATTTAAAATTCCAGGACGCGCTCAACGGAATAGTTGAGGACGTACTCAGAAGCAACAAGATTTTAGAATCGGACCAGGCGGAAGTCATGGACAGGATCGGAAAAGTAATCAAGAAGAACGTGGAGGAAGCTCTCCCGCTCTCCGACGAACACGGCACCGGTTACAAGCACATGAAGAAGGACGTCAAAGTCACCGTGGCGGGCAAAAAGAAGAAGACCGGCGTCACTGGCGTAATTATCCACGGCGGAAGGCAAACAGCCTTTAAATGGCATTTGTTAGACGATGGCACCCGAAACCCGGACGGCTCGGTTCATACACCGGCGACACACTTCACCACGAAGGCGCTGGAAAACTCAGAGGCACAGATTAATGAAATAATAGACAATCTACAAAGGAGGATGGCACAAGCATGACAGAGGCAGGATTAAAAACACTCATAGAAACGACGCTGGCCATCCCCGTTTTTGAAGGTAAGGATTCGATCAGATATCCGGCGGCAACGCTTGAGGTGACCAAGATCAGCCCCGCACTTTTCGGAGACGGGTGCTCGGTCAGAAGGGAAGCCTCCGCGGAAATCAATCTCTGGTATACAACCAAAGCGCCACGCGACGCAGCGGTCCAGGCATTGATGGAAGCCATGGATGCCCAGACGGACATCACGAGCCCGGAGGTCGAAACCTACTTCGACACAACGGCGAAGAAATACCGCGCCGTTTTTTCTACGATTTATACATACATAATCGAAGAACCCACTCCGGAGCCGACTCCGGAACCCGAAGAAAATCCGGAAGAAGAACCGGAGGAAAACTGAAAAAGGAGGAAATAACAGATGGGTTACAGAGTAAACGTTAGGAATTTCAAGCGTGCGAACGTAACAGCAGACACAAATTCATCTTACACTTTGGGAACCGTCGTGGCAATTCCCACCCTCAGAAGCATTGACATTACGATGACAACCTCGTCCGGCAGCCTTTACGGCGACGGCGAAAAAGTAAGCGAGATTTCACTCGTAACCGGTGCAACCCTGCAGTTTGGCATCGACAAGCTGAGCGCAGCAGACAAGGTGGCAATTTTTGGGATTACAAAGTCCGCAAAGGGCGTACAAAGCTATAAAACAACAGATCAGCCGGTCAAGACTGCTGTATATTTTGAAATCGTACACGATGACGGCGGTTATGAGGCTATCTGGCTTTTATGCGGCAAGGCTCAGCCCTTGGGAACCAGTGCAACACAGCGCGAGGACAACATCACATACTCGACCGAAACAGTAACAATGAACTTTATCAGAAGAGAAAAGGACAAAGCGGTTTATATGCTCGCCGACACCGACGACTCAGACTTTACTGTGGCAAATCAGACCGCGTTCGCAGCCTCGCCTGATATCTAAAAAAAAGGAGTTTTTATGGCAAAAAAGATGATGGCCTGCAAGGCAGCGCCTGAGATCGAAATCGCTATCGACGGAGGAGAGACAGTGCTCCTCCGCTTCGATATACAGTGTATTTCAAACATCCAGGAGCTGGATGGCGGCTTAAAAGGACTCATGCAAATGAAATTTGCGGAGATGGCTGCAACCCTTCTATTTTGTGCAGCAAAAGACAACAACGAAGACTTTACTCAGGAGAAGGCAAAAAGGATGATCGCCTTCATGTCGATTGACGACGTAAAGGAAATTATCAACGAGTTTTCTCAGAGCATCGGAGTCAAGCCAGGAGACGACGAAGAAACAAAAAAATTCCTGGCGCAGATTTTGGGAGCCTGAAAGACATCGATTTCGACGCCCTATATTATATTTATACCGTCAAGCTCGGGCTGAGTGAGGAGAGCTTCTTCACATCAACCCTGGCCCGGGCGGTTTACCTAATAGAAAAGTGGGGCGAAGAACAACAGGCACTCGCACAGAAACTGGCGGAGGCAAAGGGCGTGGACATAAACCAGCCGCCGAAATCTGCGCGGAGCTTCAAGGAGGTTTTAAGAGCGTATGGCCAACAATAAAAGGACAATATATCTCGGGCTGGATTATAGCCAGTTTTCGGGAGGAATAACAGAGATTAACCGCAAAATGGGCCTCCTGGATGCAGAGTTCAAGCTCGCCACCCAGCAGGCGAAAAATTACGGGACCGAGACCGACGAGCTGGGACTTAAAACAGAATATCTCACGCAAAAGATCGCCCTGCAGAATCAGAAAGTCGAGGAAGCAAAAAAAGCATACGATGCAGCCATGAGTTCACAGAACGCCTCAGCGAAGGAAATCGACGAACTCGACAAAAGACTATTAAACGAGCGCACGAAGCTGGAGCAGTTAAACGCATCCCTTAAGGAGACCAAGGAAGACACAGACAAAGCCGACAAAGCAAACAAGACCTTCGGCGACACCATCAGGGGACTGGCCTCAGCGCTCGGGCTCAATGTATCACCGGCACTGGAAGCGGTGGCGAAGAAATTCGACGGCATCAGCGCAGCAACAGGGACCGCGATCCTTGGCATTGGTGCCATGATAACCGGATTCGCTAAGCTATCAAAAGAGACCGCAGCTTATGCCGACGAGATAATCACCCTGGCAGACCAGACGGGATTCACGACGGAGCAAATCCAGCGCATGCAATATGCCTGCATGAAGCTCGACGTCGAGTTCTCGACAGTAGAGGGAGCCATCAGCAAGCTGACCGGCAACATGTACAAAGCGCAGAAGGGCTCCGCAGATTTAGAGGCAGTTTTTAAAAAGCTGCACATCAGGATCAAGGACGGGAACGGACACCTCAGAGACTCAAAAGAGGTTTTCTTTGAGGCAATCGACGCCCTGGGCAGGATGAAGAACGAGACCGAGAAGGACGCACTCGCACAGCAGCTATTCGGAAAATCAGCGAAAGAGCTCAACACGATAATTAAAGCCGGGAGTGATCAGTTCAAGGAGTACGAGCAGAACGCGAAGAAGGTCATGACAGACGAGCAGCTGGAACGGGCGAACGCATACCAAGACGCCATGGACGAGCTGAACGAGTCCTTCGAGGCGTTGAAGCTATCACTCGGCGAGTTTTTGATCCCGCTACTGACTAAGGTGGCGAACTTTTTCGCAAGCATACCGACGCCGGTATTAAAAGTGATAACAATCGTCGCAGCTTTGACGGCGGGCATCATCCTGCTTTCAAAAGCGATTTTAAGTATAAAAACAGTAATGACCGCAGTCAACGCATTAAACGGAGCATTCCAGGCAACAGGGATGAAGACGGTCGTCATTGTTATGGCCATAGTTGCCGCATTGATCGCCCTGGCGGCTATAATCGCGGTAATAGTAGGCAAGAAGGACGACATCGACAAAACGATGACAAGCGTCCAGAAGTCAACAGAAGCCATGGGAGCAAACGTTCAAAA